CGGATGAACTCACTGACCAGGGCATAAAACTGCTCGAGCGAACAGCAAACCGAATCGGAATAATTCCTTGATCCCCCCCACCTCGGACAAATTCGAACGACCGATGGGGAACGGCGCCGGGAGGCATTTATATACACAAGGTGAAAATGCCCGGAGGGGGCAAGGCCTTGCACATAAGAGACCTCGTGCGCGCGCGAACATGAAGAAAACAATTTAATTTTAACAAAACACTGCTCGATGAAGAGGCTTTCAAAACGGCTTCGTATTTGGGCCCTTTTTTCGACAGATATCCAGAGGACAAATGAACAAGAAGACAGACCAGATTCTGCACATGATAACGATTGGCATATATCTGATCTGAAGATGAAGAGGAACTCATGATCATAGACCACACTCATCCAAGATATCAAAGAAGAAGAGAGGCTGCCTGGAAGAACAGGTACAACGGCGCATTCTACTACTCGAAAGAGATAGTGAAGAACATCATCCCAAGGGTAGAGACAAACCGAAGCTGGATAACAATCAACATCCCGGGAGAAGGAGCGAACCACGCCATCTTCTTCGTGCACAACAACCTGCAGCCGGAGAAGTACGACTGGATCCGTCAGTACGGCTTTCAGGATGTACTGCTTGTGTGCGGCACAGAAGAGACATGCGAGCACTACGATGAAGAGGGACGCCACAAAGCGATCTATCTTCCGCTCTCGATAGATACAGAATACGTGAAGAAATTCAGAGCACCGGAGAAGACCAAGAAGGTCGCATTCGCCGGCAGGAAGAATAAGACCATCTTCGGAAACCTTCCGGAAGGAATCGACTACCTCTGCGACATGAAGAGGAAAGACCTCCTTCCGAGGATGGCAGAATACGAGCAGATCTACGCAGTAGGACGGACAGCTATCGAAGCGAAGATTCTCGGCTGCGAAGTACTTCCGTATGACGTGAGATATCCGAATCCGCAGATGTGGAGAGTAATGGACAACAAGGAAGCAGCTAAACTCCTACAGGAGAAGCTGGACAGAATAGACCGATGAAGAAAGAGGCATGGAAGAAACGAATCAGGAAGGCCAGCCAGGAGGCAGGAACATACAGGCCATACTTCGAGAGCATAATAGTCTCGCTCGCTGAGATCCTCGAAGCAAGGGACCAGGTGAGGAAGTACTATGTAGACTCCGGAGCGCTGCCGGTTGTTCAGCGAACAAACAAAGGCGGCCACACGAACGTGGAGAAGAATCCGATCCTGGTTATTTATGACGACATGAACAAAACGGCCATGATCTACTGGAAAGAGCTCGGGCTCACACCCAAGGGACTCAAAGCCATCGACGAGAAGTCGATGCGCACGCAGCAGAAGAAAGCAAGCCTCGGAGACGCACTCCGGGAGATAGGAATCTAAGAATGATAACAGGCGGAACAATTCTATACATCTGCGACAGAAAGAGATGCATAAACTGCAACGAAGACTGCAAGCACACATCAGATGCTAAGCATGCAATCAATCCGCTATTCGAAGAGTCGCGCTTCAGAAAAAACGAAATCGGCGACTGGTGGGAAATAGACGATGAAGGTAAAGGACTATGTAAAGATAGCAAACGAATACGCGGATGACGTTATATCCGGAAAGGTAGTCGCAGGAGCGGAAATAGTCCTCGCGTGCAAAAGATACAAAGCAGACCTCGAAAGAGACGACATAGAGCTGAGACCGAGAGAGCCGAACGCGGCATGCTCCATCATGGAAGGATTCTTCGTGCATGCACAGGGAGAAGACATGCAGGGAAGGCCTCTGATGGGAGAGGCGTTCATACTCCAAAGGTGGGAGATTTTTTCGACAGTAAACCTCCTCGGATGGTACTACGTAGGCACCAATATCAGGCGCTTCACAGAAGCGTTCCTGATGGTAGCCAGGAAGAACGGAAAGACTTCATTCGTGGCGGCGTTCAGCTTCGCAGTAGGAATCCTGCAGAGACAATCAGGATCCACGGAATATATCGTGGCGAACAGCTTGAAACAGACGCTGCAGGCGTTCGAGTTTTTGAAATTCAATATGAAATACCACGGACTCGATGATGACGAGGACATGCACATCCTGGACAACAGCTTCAATCACAGGATCGAATATCAGTTCAGAGATGAAGAGGGAAGACCGTCCGGGAAGATAGACATCAACGCGCTCGCATCGAATCCGGATAGCCAGGACTCGTTCAACTGCAACTTCGCTATAGCGGACGAGCTGGCCGGATATAAAAAGGCGAAGCAGTACACTCTATTCAAGGACGCACAGAAGGGCTACAGGAATAAGCTCATGTTCGGCATAACGACAGCCGGAGACAATGCGAACAGCTTCGGATACAGGCACATGGAGTATGCTCTCAAAGTCGTAGATGGAACCGTCAAGGACGACAAGTTCTTTGCACTGATAGCCAGGGCAGACCAGGATGATAACGGAAACGTCGACTATACGAATCCGATACAGCACGAAAAGGCGAACCTCTCATACGGAGTGACAGTCTCTCCAGAGGAGCTAATGAACGATGCGCTGCAGGCGCAGAACGATCCGCAGAAGAGAAAAGAATTCTTCGCAAAGAGCCTGAACATATACACATCGGCGGTCAAGGCATACTTCGACATTGACGAGTTCCGGAAGAGCAACAAACAATACAAATGGACGATGGAGGAGCTCGCAAAGCTGCCGATCAGATGGTACGGAGGAGCGGACCTATCCAGAGTATTCGACCTCACGGCCGCCGCTCTGGTCGGAGAATACAAGGACACGCTCATCATCATAACGCACGCCTTCTTCCCTATAGCGCAAGCATACAGGAAAGCAGACGAAGACAACATACCGATCTTCGGATGGAATGAAGACGGATGGCTCACGATGACAAACGGAGAAATCGTTAACCATAGCGAAGTAGTCGAGTGGTTCGAAATGATGAAGAGGAAAGGCTTCAAGATCCGGATAATCGGACAGGACAAGAAATTCGCAAGAGAATTCTTCATGGACATGAAGGCCAAGAAGTTCACAGTCGTAGATCAACCACAGTACTACTACGTGAAGAGCCAAGGATTCAGATACATCGAGAAAAAAGCGAAAGAGGGCAAACTCTACTATTTGAGTTCAGATGCATACGAATACTGCGTCCAGAACGTAAAAGCAATAGAGAAAACAGACGACATGATCCAATACGAGAAGATTGCACCGGAGATGAGGATAGACCTATTCGACTCTTCGGTTTTTGCTACGGTACAACTACTGGAAGACATGGAGCGATCAAAGAAGACATCGTGGTATGGAGATAAGAAATAATGGGAATCTTTGATTATTTTACAAGGACAAACAAAGTCGGCGGAGTAAGAGCTGCAGCCAAGGGCAAAAGCCCGATCGGAATATGGATGTCGAGCGACGGAGACGATCTCGCATGCAGAGGTTACACATCACTCGCGGATAATCCGGAAGTATACATCGCATGCAGAAGGATCGCGATGCTTATATCTTCGATGCCGATAATGCTCATGGAGAACGGAGACTCAGGAGACATCCGCATCTTCAACGAGCTATCCAGGAAGGTCGATATAGAACCGAATAAGAACATGACGCGCAGGACCTGGATGGAAGCAATCGTGATGAACATGCTCCTCCACGGAAAAGGTAACGCAGTCGTACAGGTTAAAACGCAGAGAGGCTACCTGGCGAACATGACACCGGTACCGGCATCACAAGTATCGTTCAATCAGTCGATAGACGGAAAGAGCTACGTGATCTACATAAACGGAAAAGCATACAAGCCGGATGATGTGCTGCATTTCGTAGACAATCCGAACCGATTCTATCCGTGGAAAGGCCAGGGCATCACCATCCTGCTCAAAGACGTGGCGAACAACCTGAAACAGGCGGCAGCCACAAAGAAGGGCTTCATGAGTTCAAAGTGGAAGCCGAGCGTAATCGTAAAGGTCGACTCGCTGACGGATGAACTGTCGGATCCGGAGAAAAGAAAACAGCTCATGGAGGAGTACGTCCTAAGCACGGAAGCCGGAGAGCCGTGGCTCATACCGGCAGACCAGTTCGACGTAGAAGTGGTAAAACCGCTATCCCTCGCAGACCTTGCTATCGCAGATGGCATCGAGATAGACAAGAGGACCGTGGCCATGATAATAGGCGTGCCTCCGTTCATCCTCGGCGTCGGGGAGTACGACAAGGACGAATGGAACAACTGGATATCCTCGTGGGTAAAGATAATCGCGCAGGAGATAGAACAAGAGCTGACAAAGAAGCTGATACTCAATCCGAAATGGTATTGGAAATTCAATATTCTCTCGTTGATGGATTGGGATATAAAGACCATCGCAGATGTATTCGGCGGACTATCCGACAAAGGCTTCATAACCGGAAACGAGGTCAGAGACCGCATAGGAATGAGCCCTCTCGACGGACTCGATGAGCTGCGGATCCTCGAGAACTATATCCCGATGGGCATGATAGGACAGCAAGGAAAGCTGATACAGGACGGAGGTGGAGACGATGCGTAGAGGGACAACACCGGTCCACACTTTCAAACCAAAAAGCAAAGAGACAGGAGAACCATTAGACCTCAGATCAGCAGAAGTCGTTTATTTGACTTATAAACAGGACGGAAGAGTGAAGGTCGAAAAAACCAAAGACGAAATGGAAATTACAGAGGACCGCGTCCGGGTTGAACTAAGTCAGCAAGACACCCTGGCGTTCAGCACAATCGGAGATGTTGAAATCCAATGCCGCGCAAGATATCCAGACGGATCTGCGCCGGCATCTAAAGTGCTAAAGACCTCGGTCGCCAAAATACTGAAGGAGGGGATCATCTGATGGCAGAGCCAAACTTATGCTGCGTTTGTTTTGATTTGATATTTGAGGAAGAAGATCTCGAATTCGATCTGGACTTCGAGGAAGTACAGATCATTCACACGCACTATGATCCATACATGGGACCGTATGAAGTTATACCGAAAGCCTGGGAGGATCAGATCCTCGCAACGAACGGAAAGAACATGACAGACGACGTGACCGTTTTCGAGGTCCCATACGACGAAGTTACAAACCCGACCGGAACCACGGTCGTCATTGCAAGCTAAAAAAGGAGTTATATATTATGGCAAAAAATAAAGTTGTATATGGGAATACCGTTCTCATCGACCTCACAGATGCAAATCTCGGAGCAAGCGACGGAGACCAGATATTAAGTGGCAAAACCGCATACGGAAAAGACGGAGAAAAGATAACCGGAACATGTACTTTCGACGCCGACACTTCGGACGCTACGGCGAGCGCATCCGAAATACTCGCAACGAAAACGGCATACGTCAACGGGGCCAAAGTGACCGGAACGATGCCAAACAACGGAGGAACCGGAGGAACAATTGACGACCTCTCGACTCCGTACGTAATTCCGGCCGGATATTCAGACGGCTCGGCTGAGGTAGGAATCGACGCAACAGAGGCAGCGAAGATCATTCCGGAGAATATCAAAGAGGGAGTCATCGTTCTTGGCGTAACTGGTACATATACCGGAGAAGGTGTAGCAGCTCAGGCTAAAACCGCCGAGCCTTATACAACACCTCAGACGATCCTGCCTGACACGGGCTTTGACTATCTGTCGCAGGTAACAGTTGGGGCTATTTTCTATGAAGAAACGGCGAACGCACACGGAACGACTGTAACAATCGGAAAGGTTGCGCCATAACGAGAGGAGGCCAAGATGGCAAAGAATAAGGTCGTCTTCGGAGACACAGTTATCATGGATATAACAGACACGACCGCAGAGGCTCAGGACGTGGCCCAGGGTAAAGATTTTTATGGCGCAGACGGGGTGAAACGTTCAGGAACCGGAAACTACATGAACAAGGTCTCTTTTCCGACTGCTGATGATATTCTCGTTACAGATGCAAACGGACAAGCGATTGATTCGGGCGTTAAGGTTTCCGACAAACAAGACACACTCGAATCCGGCACTAACATCAAGACTATTAACGGTGAGACCCTCTTAGGTAGTGGGAATATCGATATTAAAGGGGATGTTCGCGTTGATATATCTGACTCTCAAGTCTCGTACTCCGCAAGTATAGGAAGTCGTACTGATGGAACAGTTATAACATTCAACGAGGCTAAGAGCGACGGTAGAGTCAGCGGTTATCTTTATACCGATACACCATTTGAATTAGCTAAGCAGGGTGAGCTGGAAGGATTGCAATCTCAAATAGATTCACTTGGCGAGCCATTCCGGGTGAAGCAATGGGGAAGTAATACTCTTAATGTGGAAATACCAACATGCACAGAAGATATAAGTAACACAGCTATTCCAAAGATGGTATTTTCTATTGATAATGTCGAAGGCGCTGATTATCAAATAGTAGGAATGATTGCTTACGAAGTGTTTGATGCAGCAAGCAACGGCAATAGAATAAATTGCTGGCCGGTATGTCAGTTCACTGGCAATGGACAGAAAGAACTGTCTGTCCGATGGATGTGTGGCGGCACTACAAGGAAGACGGCGAGGAGAATCAACGCATGGGTGCTGTTGAAGCATAGATAAATTAAAAAGAGGTAATAGTGCGAGTTGATGACAGCGGAAACATAAAAACAGCCGCAGTCTAAAAACGAACAACCAGGAGGACACATGGCACTCTTATGTAACGACTGCACAGTCGAAGGAAAAAGACGGAATATAAGATGCAAACACACGGGAGAGCCGTGTGTTTTTATTAGATTCTGCGGCGTAACCGGACACTACTACCAGACGGACCAAGCTGCAAAATGCAGAATGAAAGGACAAGCCAATGGAAAAGAACAGGATAAATCACAGACAGGTTAGATCCATAGCATCTAACTTCAAGACGAGGGAGGACGGCGAAGAGAAGCGCATCGAAGGCTACTTCGCTGTTTTTAATAGCGTATATGAGATAACGCCGGACATGACGGAATCCGTCGCAGAAGGCGCGTTCTCGAAAACACTCGACGGAGATGTACGCGCACTCATAGATCACGAGACGATGTATGTACTCGGGCGCAATCAAGCAGGAACGCTTGAACTCCGCGAAGACGACAAAGGACTATGGGGATCCATCCTGATCAATCCGAACGACCAGGACGCGATGAATCTGTACTCCAGAGTCGAGCGCGGCGATGTGAACCAGTGCAGCTTCGGCTTCGAAATCCTATCCGAGGAAACCGACTTCCGAGACGATGGGACGGTACACTTCACGATCACAGAAGTACGCTTGCACGAAGTCAGTGTATGTACGTTCCCGGCTTACGCGGAAACATCCGTACAAGCCAGAAAAGAAGACAGAGCCCATGAAGAGGAACGCCTGAACGAAATATGGCGCGCCGAAATGAGGGCAAGACTGAAAGGAGAGAACAATGCTTAGAGCACTAATGCTGAGAAAAGAGATCGACGACAAGAAGAAGGCTCTCGAGGCTTTAAGAGCTAAAGATGCAGACTTCGAGAAACGCGAAGCTGACCTGATGAACGACATCAACGAAGCTAAAGAAGAGAACGAGAAGGCTGCAGTCAGAGAAGCCATCGACGCATTCGAAAGCGAGAAGGCTGACCACGAGAAAGAGAAAACAGATCTCGATGAAGAGGTTAGAAATCTCGAGAATGAACTCGACGAACTCGAGAAAGAACAGGATGCACCGGTAGACACTCCGGCACCAGCACCTACAGAAGAGAGAAAGGACGCACGCACAATGAACATCAAAACAAGAAAAGCATTCAGAAACATGACAAGAACAGACATCGATGTCATGGTACAGAGAGAGGACGTTCAGAGCTTCATAGATGAAGTAAGAAACGGAATCAGAGAGAAGAGAGCAATCTCGAACGTAGGACTCCTCGTGCCGGAGGTAATCCTTCCACTGCTGAGAGAGAACATCCTCGAGTATTCAAAACTCTATAAACACGTAAACGTAGTAGCCGTATCCGGAGAGGGAAGGCAGCCAATCATGGGAACGATCCCTGAAGCCGTCTGGACTGATTGCTGCGCAAACCTAAACGAGCTTGATCTCGGCTTCAACGATGTGGAGATCAACTGCTGGCGCGTGGCAGGATTCTACGCAATCTGCAACGCAAACATCGAGGACAACGACATCGACCTCCTCGGAGAGATCATCACAGCACTTTCAGCTGCTATCGGTCTCGCACTGGATAAGGCAATCCTGTATGGAACAGGAACGAGAATGCCTCTCGGCGTAATGACGTCCCTCGCACAGGAAAGCAAACCGGCAGACTGGCCAGAGACAGCAAGAGAGTGGGTAGATCTGCACACAACAAACATCAAAGCAATCGACTCCGCAGGAATGACACCGGCCGAGCTGTTCGCTGAGATCGTAAAAGCCTTCGGAGCAGCCAAGGGCAAATATTCCAGAGGCGAAAAGGTCTTCGTAATGAACGAAACCACATACACAGCACTCGCAGCTGCAACTATCAGCGTAGACGCTGCAGGAAACATAGTAACCGGCATCCTCGACAGAATGCCAGTAGTGGGCGGAGTGATTGAGGTGCTCGACTTCCTCCAGGATGACGTAATCATCGGCGGATACTTCGACCTCTACCTCCTCGGCGAAAGAGCAGCTCAGAAGTTCGCAACTTCCGAGCACGTAAGATTCCTCCAGGATCAGACCGTCATGAAAGGAACAGCTCGCTACGACGGCAAGCCGTCAATCCGCGAGGGATTCGTGGCAATAGGCATCAACAACACAACACCGACTGCGGATATGACATTCGCACCGGATGATGCAAACGCTGATCCGGAGTCGGAATAGTCCACGATGAGGACAATGCGGATACCTCCGATGCACCGATGAACAACTTCATAGCACCGGAAGAGGAATCCGAAGCGCCGGCCGTCGACCTTTCGAGCATGACCAAAGCTGAGCTAATCGCTTACGCGGAGGAACTCGGACTGACGGTATCCTCATCGACAACAAAGGCGCAGATCATAGAAGTAATACAAAGCGCATGATAGGAGGGCCGAGATGGACGAAATCACAATGCTGAACGCACTGAAGACCGATCTCGGCATCACCACCAGAGTATACGATGAACGCCTCGGGCAGTATTTAAGAGCTGCCCGGGACGCCATCGCTATCGAAGGCATAAAGCTGACGGACTCCGAGGGAGATAGCCTGCTCGTAGTAAGATACGCAGCATTCCTGTGGAAAAAAAGAGACGCCGGCGACGGAATGCCGAGGAGCCTCAGGTGGATGCTGAACAATAGGCTGGTCAGCCAGAAGCTCCAGGAGGAGTAAAAGATGGATGATGTGATAAGACTCATAAAAACGAAATATACGAGGGACGCAGAAGGAAATCCGAAGGGAGAGGATACCTGGCGAACCGTGTTCTGCAAGGTAAACTCCGTAGCCCGATCTGAATTCTACGCTGCAGCACAGGCAGGACTGCATCCGGAATATATATTCGTACTGTCCCATTTTCGGGACTACGAGGGAGAAAAGATCATCAAGTACACAGACTGGCTGGACAGGGAGCACACGCTCTATGTGACGAGAGCATACAGAATACCGGATGCGGACACGCTCGAAATCACGGCAGAAGAAAGGACAGGATATGGCCTCGAAACTGAACCTGGTAGCGGAAGTGAATGCTGCCCTGACTGAATACATCCAGGAAGTACAGGACGCGATAGACGAGGCGGCTAAAGATTCCGCTGAAACGACAGCACGCGAGCTGAAAGCCACGAGCCCGAAAAGGGAAAAAGGCAAAGGCAAGGGCAAATACGCCAGAGGATGGAAAGTAAAGAAGAGACAGGATGCACACCTCGTATCTTATGTCGTATATAACGGCACATCACCGGGACTGACGCATCCGCTCGAGCACGGCCATGTATCAAGGAACCAGTACGGATCCTACGGACGAGTGCGAGCGATTCCGCACATAGGACCGGCAGCAGATGCCGGCATCCAGAGATTCGAGCTGGCAGTGAAAGCGAGACTCAGGAAATGATAGACGGAATCAAATCAAACGAAAGAATAGAAGGCGTGCTGAAAGCAATAGGCCTCCCGTGGATGTATATGCTTTTTAAGGGCAAAACATACTTCGATGAAGAGGGAAACGAGCAGGAAGTGAAGCCTCCGTTCGTAGTCTATTACGGATCCGGACAAAACAAACAATCTGCCGACGACACGCACTACTGGAGCGAAAACTCCTACAATATCGAGTATTACTTCACAGAAAAGAGCATCCAGGCTGAAGAAGCCATTGAAACAGCCATATTAGATGGCGGCTATCAGTACGAAAAGAGCGAAGACGTGTACCTCGATGACGAGGACCTCTTCGCTATTTATTACTATCTTAACTAAACGAAAGGACAGAAATATGTCAAGAAGAGAACAAGAGAACAAAGTGCTGTTCGGATTCAGCGATCTGTACATCGGAACCTATACGGTCGACGATGCGACAGGAGCAGTCACACTCGGTGCACCGTACCACCAGACAGGTGCCGTGGGCTGGTCTCCCGAAGGCCAAGGCGAGAATTACACATTCTACGCAGACAACGCGCCGTACTACAGCTCATACACGACAGGATCCTACGAGGGAGACCTCGTTGTGGCCAGATTCGATGACGAGTTCAGGACACAGTTCATGGGAGAGGTGCTCCTGGATGATGGCGGCGTAGCTGAGGTGAAGAACCCGATCAAGCCTTCTATCTACATGATGTACGAGTTCAAGGGCGACAAGGGACCGGAAAGAGTCATCTGGTACAACGGAACCCTCGGGACCATCAACAGAGAGGCAGCCACGATCGAGGACCAGGTGGAAGTTCAGACCGAGACCATGAGTCTGACATTTGCAGGAGACAACAAGACAGGCATCACTAAAGTCAACTACGGACAGGATAAAGCTGGATTCGCAACACTGTTCACGAATCCTCCGGTACCGACACTTCCGCAGGAGTCGGAATAACGAGCGAGTCGCTTCAAAGTCCTCGGATGATGAACGCGGAAGAGCTGCATGAAGCACCGGAGGATGAAGATAGCGGCTCGGTAAATCTCGAAGATCTGACCAAAGCAGAACTTGTGAACTATGCAGCTGGTCAGGGCATAGTTCTCGACATGAAGATGACCAAAGCAGGTATGATAGCAGAAATCGAGGCGGAATAGCTCCGCCTCGGCTTTTTGCATAGTAAGGAGGACACACAGATGATCAAGACAATTACGCTGAGAGAGGGCGTAGAAATAACTCTCGCAAATGACACGCTCTGGATAGAGCATTACCAAGCGCAGTTCGGGAAGGACATTCTGAACACGCTGATGCCGCTGCTCCTCGGAATAGGACCGCTCATAAGCGGCCTGGCAGAAGAGAACGGCGGAACACTCGAAAAAATAGACACAAAGGACGTGCTCGGAGTACTCGGAGATCCGGACAGGATGCTGGATATAGCCAGGGGCTTCGGCTCGTTTGATGCAGCTGACATTATGCATATAACGTGGGCTATGGCAAAGGCCTACGATGGCAATATACCGGACCACATCAAGTGGCAGAAAGAGCTCGCAGGACCGGATCATGAATCACTTCCAATCGGATCCGTGATACTGCCGGCCATAGCTGAGCTTATGGTTTCAAGCGTCGAATCGTCTTTTTGGACGGGGCTGACGGAGAAAGCAAAGGAAGCAACAAAGGACCTGAAGCCCAAAAAGACGCAAGCAAAAAAGAAAAAATGACACTGAATACGATCTACCTCGCAGGAATAGAGCGAGGCCTGACGAAGCCGGACATGCAGCGCATGACAGTCGGCCAGATAGTCGACTACGTGCAGGAATGGAACAAGAGGCAGGAAAAGGCTGAGCATGAAGAGGTAGAACAGACAAAGCCGAAGAAGAAATACAGACTCGCAACGCCGAAAGAGACATCGGAATACCACCGGGGATAGAACATGGCAGACAGAATCAAAGGAATCACAATAGAATTCAGAGGAAACGCCACGCCGCTACAGAAGGCCATCCGCGAGGTCGATTCTGCGCTGAGCAAGACCACAGAAGAGCTGTCCTCTGTCAACAAGGCGCTGAAGTTCAACCCTACATCCGTGGAGCTTTGGAGGCAGAAGCAGCAGCTTCTTACCCAGAAGGTAAATGAGACAAAAACAAAGCTCGACGCCTTAAAGCAGGCACAGAACCAGATGGACGCATCCGGAGTTGACAAGAACTCCGAAGAGTACAGGAAACTACAGAGGCAGATCATCGAGACAGGTTCACAGCTGAAGACATTCCAGAGCCAGCTCCGGGAAGTTGGAAATGCGAATCTCAAAGCACTGTCTGAGCAGTTCAAACAAGCAGGAACAGCCATCGATGGCGCAGGACAGTCCCTCCGCGGCGTTTCAATGGCCGCTGCAGGAGTCGTGGCTGGACTCGGAGCAATATCCGTCAAAGCAGGAATCGCTGCAGACGACCTAAACACACTCTCAAAGGTAACTGGCATAGGCACGCAGGACCTCCAGAAGTACAGCTATGCAGCAGATCTTGTTGATGTATCCACGGAAGCCATAGCGAAGTCCAACAAAAGACTTGTAAAGAGCGCATACGATGCAGCGAACGGGTCCAAAACGCAGGCCGCCGCATTCGATGCTATAGGCGTAGCCGTAACAGATGCGAACGGAAATCTAAGAGATTCAGAGTCCATCTTTCAGGATGTTCTGACCGCACTCGGTCAGATGACCAATGAAACGGAGCGAGACGCCATAGCGCAGCAGCTGATGGGAAGATCGGCAGCGCAGCTCAATCCACTGATAGAAGATGGCGGAGAGACATACAGGAAAGTCGCTGAGACCATGCAAAAATACGGTCTCGACTACGTAGACCAGGAGACGCTGGACAAGGCCAATGAATTCAATGACAGCCTCGACACGATGAAGCTGCTCGGATCCGTAGCCTTCGCACAGGTCGGATCAGAGCTCGCAGGACACCTCGCACCGGCTCTCGAAAAGGCCGTAGACCTGGTCGGACGCTTCGCAAATTGGCTGAGCAAGTTAAGCCCGGAGACCCTGACGGTCATAGGAACGATCGCAGGCCTCGTGGCTATCCTCGCACCACTTCTGATGGGAATAGGAAAAGTCGCATTCGCTATCAGCTCGATAATCAATGTGGTGAGTATGGCATCCGGAGCATTCGCAGCCATCGGAGGAGTCATAGGCGGAGTAGCCGCAGGACCAATCCTCGCAATAATAGCTGCCATTGGAGCCGTAATAGCCATATTTGTTGTATGGAAAAAGCACGGAGACGAGATCAAGACATTCTTTATAAACTTCGGGAAGAAGATCGCGGAAGTATGGACAAACCTGAAGACGGCCGTGGTCAACAAAATCACAGAAATTAAAAACGGCATCACAAACGCCTTCACAGCGATAAAGAACTTCATCTCGACAATGGCAAATGCCTGGTTCGATGCCATGACCTGGCCTTACAGAAAAGCCTGGGAAATCATAAAGGGCATCATAGAAAAGATAAAGAACTTCTTCCCGATCAAGATAGGAGACTTCTTCGGGAAGATAAAGCTGCCGCACTTCAAGCTCGAAGGATCGTTCAGCCTTAATCCGCCGAGCGTACCGAAACTGAAAATTGACTGGTACGACAAAGGTGGAATTTTTAAGAGCCCGAGCATCATCGGAGTAGGCGAGAAGCGACCGGAGTTCGTAGGAGCGCTGGATGACCTCCGCACAATAGTGAGAGAGGAATCCGGAGGCGGCATCGGAGGCGGAGTCGTGATCAACGTATACGCCACACCGGGAATGAATGAAGAGGAGCTTGCCAGGAAGATAGAACAGAAGCTCGTAGCGATGCAGAAACAGAGGAACATGGCATATGGCAATATTTAATAGTTTTACATTCGACGGAATAGACAGCCTGGAGAACGGCATATACATAACCGGAGAAGCTGTCTACAATGCGCCGGAGCGAATAGTCGAAATGATAACCGTTCCGGGTAAGAACGGAGCCATAGCCATAGACCAGGGCAGATTCGAGAACATAGAAGTCAAATATCCTGCCGGAGCGTTCGCATTCAGCCAGGAAGACTTCGCTGCAAAGATCACGAAGATCAGAAATATTCTCGCATCGAGATACAGCTACAAACGAATAGAAGACACCTACAATCCGGATGAATATAGGCTCGGCCTATACAAGTCCGGGCTGGAGGTGGATGCGGCAGCTTATTCCAGCGCCGGAGAATTCGATATAGTATTCGACTGTAAACCGCAAAGATGGCTGAAAAGCGGAGATGTGCCGGAGACATTCACCGCAACAGGAACAATTGAAAATCCGACAGACTTCACGGCAAAGCCGCTCCTCGTAGTAACCGGATACGGACAGCTGACGATAGGACTCCAGACCTTCACGATAGCAGAAGGCGCATCCGGATCCTCGCAGCAGATCTATATAGACTGCGAGAGCCAGGAAGCCTGGGAAGAGGTCGGCGGATACAAACAAAGCAGAAACGACTACATACAGAACGCAGGAGAGACCTTCCCGGAACTTCAAGCCGGGGAGAACGACATAATCCTCGGAAGCAATATCTCACAGATAGAAATCACACCGAGGTGGTGGAGGATATAGGATGATCCCGATTCTACACAACGGAGACGAAAAAAGGTTCATAAATAACGGCATAGGAAGGCTATCGGACGCCACGCGCTGCGTAGTGGCTGAAGAGCGCAACGGCATATACGAGCTTCAACTCGACTATCCGATAACAGGCGCGCACTTCGAGGACATAAAGCAAGGCCGCATCATAGTTGCCACACATGACAACAAAGGGGACCTTCAGCCGTTCGAAGTGTACAGAAGGACCGTTCCTGACCTGAATGGAATCGTGACATTCTACGCGCACCACATAAGCTACAAACTGAACGGAGTCACCGTAGAACCGTTCACAGCAGGATCGTGCGAAGCTGCGCTTCAGGCAATAAAGGACAAAAGCATCAACCGAAATCCGTTCACGTTTTGGACCGACAAAACAACAACGGCAAACTTCACAAGCGATGCGCCGAGAAACGCCAGAGCCATGCTCGCAGGAGAAGATAACTCCATCCTCGACGTGTTCGGATCCGGAGAATACGAATTCGACAAATTCACCGTAAAACTGCACGCAGCACGCGGAACAGATTCCGACTGCGAAATCAGATACGGAAAGAACCTCACAGATCTGAATCAGGACATCGATTCATCCGGGACATTCAATGCGATAATTCCGTTCTGGAAAGATTCAGAAGGTAACATCCTGATGCTGCCGGAGAAGATAATCGTATACGAAGGCATCGAACCGCAGATAACATACCTGACGGACCACAATCTGATTGTAATAAGAACAGAAACCGGGGAACCGATAGAAGTCACATTCAGAGAAGTGGACGCGGCGCCGATGGATCTATCCGATGCATTCGAAGAGATGCCGACAGTCGAGCAACTGAGACAGGCGGCGAAAGAACGCTTCGAATCCGGAGAATACTGGGCGCCGAAGGAGAACCTGACTGTCGACTTCGTACAATTATGGCAGACGGAAGAATACAAGGACTACGCAGGGCTCCAGAGGGTGAGCCTATGCGACACGGTCTCCGTATATTATCCGCAGGTGGCCATCGCTGCCGTGAAGCAGAAAGTAGTCCGAGTAGTTTATAACGTAATCCTGGACAGATACGACAGTATAGAGCTCGGAGCAGTGCAGACTACGCTCGGAGAACAGATAAAATCAGGAATCATGGAAGTAGTCCCGACAACATCCATGATGGAGGAGGCCATCCAATACGCTACAGAGCTGATAAGAGGCGGACTCGGAGGCTACGTCGTTATGACACCGGGACCGCACGGATATCCGCAGGAAATCCTGATAATGGACACACCGGATATCAACACGGCAGTAAACGTGTGGAGATTTAACCAGGGCGGACTCGGACACAGCTCGAACGGATACAAAGGACCATATTCGGACATAGCCCTGACGCAGGACGGGAGAATCAATGCGTCAATAATAACGACGGGAATATTAAACGCGAATATAATAAAAGCGGGTACTATATCCGACTATAACAACAACACATCGTTTGATTTATCAACTGGAATGCTCGTCATAAAAAAGGGTTCGATCAATTTAGGAGCAGGGAATCTCGTCATTACAGACGAGGGATATATTACAGCCAAACAAGGAAAAATAGGACCGTTCCAATTGACCGAAAGCGGCCTCACATATCAAACACAAGAAAACAGCGCAGGGGTTACAAATTCGAATATATACTTCAAGACTAATTCGACGAACAGCTCGCGAAAAGGAGTGTATGTAAACGCAGATGCTATAGGATTTCAGAGGAGGAGCGACCAATCATCCTGGGCATTAAATACAGTCTCAACGCTTATATTAAAAAGCTACACAGGGAACAAATGGGGATTAGCCATTAACGTGTCCGGAGAAGAAGCGGTGAGCTTCGCTCCATCATCCAGTGGAGACCCTCCTGTGTCATATTTCAAGGCTGCGTGGTTCAACAATGGAATCACCGTATATAACGAAATCGACTGTCAAGGAAGCCTCACTGTAATGGGGACAAAGAGCAGGAGAAGCAAAACGTCTAATTATTCAGATCGGCTCCTGTATTGCTACGAAACGCCAACACCTTTATTTGGAGATGTAGGAGAAGCGACGCTGGATGAAGAGGGCATCTGCTATGTCGAAATTGAAGACATCTTCTCCGAAACAATAGCGAGTCGCGTCGAATACCAGGTATTTTTACAGCCAGAAGGAGAGGGGACCTGCTACATCGCGGAAAAGACTCCACGATTCTTCACTATTAAAGGAACGCCGAATCTAAAGGTCGCTTGGGAGCTAAAAGCAAAACAAAAGAATTATGAAAACATAAGACTCGAACAGGCAGAAACACATTTAGAGGAATACACGCACATCGGAAGCGAAGAGCAAATGCTCGAAGATTACATAAAAGAACAGGAGGTCTTACTATATGAATACAATTAAGCAACTCGCATCATTCGCGGTACTATCTGTTAATGGAGGAGATCGCATCTCGTACACGTATGATGAAATCGATGCAGAAACAGGAGACGTGATCTCCGCGAACAATAAGGGGAACTTTTATGCAACAGACAGCGGAATCAAAAGCAAGATAACAGGGATCCGCAGCTATATACAGGAGCACAAATTATACCCGGAGGAATAACATGCAAATCCACGAACTAAACCCATTCACAGGACAGCTAACAGATGATGACGTGCTGGTCATAGACGATGGAGCAGAAACAACAAAAATCCAATGGAGCAAAATTAAAAGTGCCGTGGAAAACATAGCAGAGGCCGCAGCGGAAAAAAGAGAAATCTTCGTTCTAAACATTCCATCATTCAACTCGCTGCCCAAGACCGTTGCGAATGAAAACATAACGGACGACATGATCGTCGTAAATTCAGAACTCGGGACACCATCAACGCAAACAGCTGACTGGACAGTCACCACGAGCAACGGATCCCTTCAGATCACCGGCACGAATGCAATCAGCGGATCAACTACGGCTAAACTTTATCTCGCGCGCAGCAGATAAGAGAGGAAATATAAATGGCATCAAGTAAAATCACAGCTAATGGCATATTAAAACAGGCAGCATGGACTGCGACAAGCTCATCTGCAACGAATACGAGACTAACAGGTCAAATCACTATAGAGCCAGGCACCTGGTTAGTAGAAGGACACATTCCCAATATAACATCGGGAAGCATGGCTCAAATAATGCTCGAAAACATCCCTAACAGCTACCGGAATACTTCAAGCGGACCTTACGCAAGCGCAGTGTGGCTATTGCAAATAACTGCGACGACAACCATCTCAATATTAGCTGGAGCGAGCGGCGCGATATCATTCGGCACCGCAGACAGAGGCGGATTAAACGCTCTTAAAATCGCATAAAGAAAGGAATATAAAATGACAAAACAATAAAGGAGAACAAAGGAATTAATAACAGATGAAACAAAATAATAAAGAAAGGCAAAAAAATGGAAAACATAACACTCGGACAGGTGGCTGCATGGGCTGCCTTTTTGATCGCTTTAGTAGGCGGAGGAATCAAGATAAAGAAATGGCTTCAGGAAGCAATCAAAGCAACGCTGAAGGAAGAACTCGGAGTCCTGAAGAAGGACATCGCATCTCTCCAGACGGAGCTGCGGAAAGAAGACAAAGAGAAGACAAAGAACTATCTCGTAGCATGCATAGCAGATATCGAGCGCGGCCAGGAATGGACTGCAGTAGAACGGCAGCGCTTCTACGAGCAATACGATCACTATACAAAGGACCTCGAGGGGAACACCTACATAAAGACCGCAGTAGAGCAATACGAAAACGAAAAGAAAATATGGAGGTAAATAGATGAACAAGGAATACTGGAGACCGATCCTGATAAGAGCATGGCACGCAGTATGGGAAACGGCAGCAGCTACGCTTCCGGCCACAATCGTGATCACACCGGCCATGATAGAACACTTCGATATCAAATGGCTGCTTGCAGTGGCAGCCTGGGCAGCGACCGCACTCGTAGCCGGAGCATTCTCCATCGTAAAGAGCCTGGCAGTAGGAGTGCCGGAGGCCGTGGCGGAAGACGAGACAGACTACATCACAGAAGAGGATGCAGGACCAGGACGAGAGGCAGGTGAATAACATGGCCATGAGCACAGCACAGAAGGTGGTAGACATAGCATTCGAATATCTCGGATGCAAACAAGGATCTGCAAAACAAAAGCAGCTCATAAGCATATTCAATAAAGTGAAACCGCAAGGATACACAGCACGCTACACGGATCCGTGGTGCGCAGAAGCCTGGAGCGCCTGGCAGATAGCTGCAGGAAACACATCGAAGGACGTTCCGCTCTCCGCAAACTGCGGACAGCTTATAAGAGACGCAGAACGCCTTAGAATATGGGTAGAGAATGATGCAGTAGTCCCACAGATAGGATGGGGACTACTCTACGACTGGGACGACTCAGGCAAAGGAGATAATAGAGGAGGACCTGACCACGTCGGCCTAATCTACGCCGTAGACAAGAACTATATCTACGTGATAGAAGGCAACAAAGGAAACAAATCAGTATGCGGAAAGAGAGCCGTGCAGATCAACGGAAAATTCATCCGAGGCTTCATCGCTCCAAAGTACGCTAAGAACGCAGCTGAGAAGAAACCGGCAACGAAGAAAAGCGTAGATCAGATCGCGCAGGAAGTAATTGCCGGCAAATGGGGAAACGGAAGCGACAGAAAGAAAAAGCTGGAAGCAGCCGGCTACAACTACACGGCCGTGCAGAACAAAGTAAATGAACTCCTGAAACAGAAGGAAAAGACCAAAACAAAAACAGTTGCCTACAAGGTCAAGAAAGGAGACACGCTCTCCGGCATCGCAAAGAAATATGGAACCACCTACCAGGCGATAGCCAAGGAGAACGGCATCAAAGATCCGAACAAGATAAAAGTAGGACAGGAGCTGAAAATAACAACAAAGAAATAATCACTCATTTTCATAGATCGTCCGGGAGGACGATAGGCTCATCCCTCCTTATAGGATATCTGTACAGCAGAAGACCGGAGCAAAGGCTCCGGTCTTTTTGCTTTTACAGATAATCATCTAAATTATTGAGATTGATGTGCCGGGACCAATCAAGCCGCACGCGAATCTTATATTCATCGCTCCACTCATCCTCGACGTAGCCATTATTTTTCAATTGATAGAAATGACCACCGGAGAGCTCCGCGAAGACATCCGGATCCAGAACGGATAGAATCTGAACAATCCGCTTCGTTTTTCTGTCTGGAGCATAGCCCACGTCTGTAGTTTTTTCACCATCATAGAGGAAGACGCGCAGGACACCTTCCTCGTACTTGAATTCAAGATCCACATCCACAGGCTCATACTTGTAGATTTTTTCACCGTAGCGACAGGAATCCTTGATCTCCTTAATTGACAGCCCTTCGTACTTATAATCCGGATCGCTCCAGAACTTTTGATACTTCATGAGCTTCCGCTCGATCGCCTCATCATCGTAATGAACAAGGAATTCATAGTGCGCGGCAGAACGAGCAGATTGCAGCTGCTTGTATCTCTCACGGCCTTCGCATAGATCCGGATAAATAGCATAGCCCAGGAGATACCGATCCTCCTTAATATCGAAGCCGAGATCCTTTGCGCACGGAGCACACAGCATACCATGCGCCAGAGGAACACCGGCACGGAACAAGCCTATAGACTTCGCACATCTTTCACATTTAGCCATAGAATCACCTCCTAACATATAAGGATAACACAGCACATTGTATTTCTTTGTATTTCTGCAAAAATACACCGAGAGGTGTAGACAACATACACCGAAAGGTGTATAATACAGACAATAAGAGAAATGGACAGGGATGTAAACATAGGAGGAACAAAATGAACACAACAAGATACGGAGTGCCAACAAGAACCACAGAAGAAAGCCTCGAGACCAGATGGCATCACACAGTAAAATACGGAGAATATATAGTAATAGCCGGACACTACTGGTGGGGAGGCACAGGAGAACCAAACTGGTACGCAGGAATATACCAATACCTGGACGACAACAAAACAGAAGCGGATGACTATATGGAACTCGTAAGACTCACAGAAATAGAATTCGAAGATCCTGGCCACGCATACAGATGGGCCTTCGAGACAATAGAAAGCTGGTACTAAAAGCAAGGAGGAAAAAATGAACACAGCTATGAGAATGAACACAAAAGCTCCAGGATGGAGCCCGATGAAATGCTTCGAGGTAGATACTGTCATAAAGAAAGACACCGGCTATGAAATCGACCTGATCTATGATATCTTTGTAGAGCAGATAGAAGACGAAGCAGAAGACAACACAGATATCAGCGATCAATCTACAGAGCTGCCGACTACACAATCTCAGTGGCATACGAGCAGGATCTGTAAAGGAGGACATAATGAGCAATAATCTAAAAGAACTCAGACAAAAAGCCGGACTCACACAGGCACAGCTCGCAGAAAAATCCGGCGTAAACAAGAGAATGATTGAATATTATGAGAACGGATTCAAGGACCTGAACAAGGCAGCCTTCGAGACCGGGCTCAAGATAGCCGAGGCTCTCGAATGCGATCCGAGAGACCTAATACAAAAATAATCGTTGCATTATATAAGCCAGAATGGTATATATTAATGCGAGAGGTGATTCTACAACTCAAATCTAAAAATTCACATCAAAAGAAGTATAACTATTCCTTAAATCATAAGGCCAGGAATAGTTCAAAAAGCGAATAGGGGATGCATAAAATCCTTTAATCATTAACACCTTTTATGATGTGAAATGGTAGAAACACCTCACATTATGGGAGGTGATTTTTTATGAAACAAGAAAGATATCAGCAGTTCAAAACTGTAAAAGCAGAAGCGCCGGAACTCTTCACAGAGGACCTGAACAAAGCGATCTACGAGCTCCGAGGGAAGAACCCTGTAGTCCACTTCAGCGAAACGGATCCGCTTTGCGCGTATGTGAGCTTCACGGAACGATACCAGGCACCGGAGAGCATAAGAGACGAATACGAGCTCCAGGGCGTACAGTTCACATGTGAAATGTGCCCAATGTTCTCTCCAATCATGAAGAGGGACGGAACACCGGATGCGAGGCTAAAATACGGAGACTGCCCGGAAAGCGAATTCGGAAGGATCTACAAGGATAGCCAGGCATGCGCAAAGCTATTCCAAATGCTCCGGGACGGAAGAGTGAGACTGATTAGAGCGGAGGATGAAGAGGAGGTCGAGTAATGCAATTAATTTTAACACTGGATAACGCGATACACGTAATCATGGACCGCATGCAGCTGGCAGACGAAGAAATGCGAGAACTCATTTATCAGGAACTCGAGCAAGTATGCTATCTGTCCGATGATCAATATGAAATAGGATATGCTGACGCACTGGCCGCTATTCAGGAATTTGCCAAACGAAAAAGAAAACGGCAAATAGATGACCAAGGAGGCAACGGAATAGAAAGAAATCTAAATGAGATGGACAAGCTCGAGGCTTACCTGAAAGAGAACTATATCGCATACAAGCGAATAGATAAAGAGGGCACCTATCCGGAAGAATACAGGAATGAATTCAAAACTCAACTGAAGAAATACTGCGTATACGATTATGAGCCGTTCGACCAGCATCAGATCATCGTATACGACAAGGACGGAAGAAGGAGATGGGATGTCATATGCCAGAAAGGATCCTATGGAGCAGAAAGAGGGCTCCTCGAAGGCATGGGAGACATCTTCGACGAAGCGGAGGGACATCTGACCGCAGCCGAAATCATACAGAGAATCGAGATACAAACCAGGAGGATATAAGGATGAACGAAATCAGAGAATGGATCCGCGAGATGGATGCGGAAGAGAAAAAAGAAGTAATAGAATCGGCAATCGGATGGGTTAGCCTCTTCTGGCTGATGTTCATGATCTCAATCATAGGAGGATAGATGCAAAAGCTGACAAAGATACCGAGACTAAGACTCGACAACAGCACGATCATGAGAAACGTAGACGGATGCCGGGACGAAGATATGAAGAGGGATCCTCTGACGGAAGTGCAGAAGCGCCAGATGGTATACGAGGCGAAGAAAGCATTTGTGGAGAGCCTGTCTCAGACACTGAGCAAGGAAGCGATCTGCAAAAAGATTGAATACAAAAGACTGCCGGCACAGTATGAGGAGTTCATAAAGGTAACATGGCTGGGCGATGCATACGACTATATCAATGTGACTGCCGACAGCTGCAAGGCTATCTTCCTGGAGGTGGCCAGGCTGATAAACAAGCAGCCTCCTCTGGGACAGGTAATCGATTATAGGCACAAGGAACTTATAGATGGATGGTGGGAGAATGCTTCCTAAACCGAGCAAGATAAATATCCAACAGGTAATGAATAGCGCGGAGGCGAGAAAGGATCTTGTAACCTTCGAGTCATCCATCAAAGGGATGGGCCAGATAGTAGATCAAGACCGGGTGCTCATAGTAACAGGGCAGTGCGGACTCCTGATCTTAAACAAGAAGGACATCCCCACGTTCATAGAAGAACTGGAGAACATATACGGATGGTGAAAGACACATCGAACTGGATACGGATCCGCTGCGAACTCTGCGGAGTCACGAGCGAGACAATGAACGACTGGAGTGGCATCCGATGCCCTCTGCACGGGAATCCTGTATGTGGCCACTGTTGTTACAAATGCGAATATAAGGAAAGATTCTCCGGACTTTATAGGTGCGGATATAAGACACCTGAGCAAAGGCGCATGGAGGCACATAAAAAAGCCCGAGAGCGCTTTGAAGCCGAGAACAGACGAGTATCAGCTGCGGTAAGAGCAGTGTAGAAAGAGAAGGCTAAGGAGAAAGCCATCAAGAAGGCCCTGGCAGACAAAAGGGCCAAGAGGAAGAGAGAAAGAGAGCAAGCAAATGGAAAAGGATCTATTTAGAGGAACGATATATGTCAGAAATGATAATGAGCTGCACGCATTCCAGACAGCAGCACTTATAAGCGGATACTGTGTATCCATATTCCCGATTGAGAACGGTGAATACAGAATAGAGTTGTTTCTGTCGAAAGGCGAATAAAGGTGCAGCTTATGAAGGTTTTACATAGAAATGAACAGAACAAGGTGCTCCGCTACATCATCGAGATATTTGAAGCACTAGTGAAGCACGACGATATAGAGTCTGCAGATGCAATCATAGCCGCTTACAGGATCGCATTCATAGTAGGCGGCAGGGAAATGGTAAAGATACTGGAGGGTAACAATGAAGATAGCAATATGGATAGCGGCCGCATGCAGCGGCGTGGCTATAGCCGGGCTCATTGCACTCGCAAATGAGTTAGGCAGGTTCTGCGAGGAGATAAACCCTTATCAGAGGTTTCCGGCGGACGAGCTGGAAAAAGAATCTGTAGAAAGAGATTGTTATGGATGCATGGGCGCAGCATTCGGAGATTGCGAGGAATGCAGAAAGCAAGAGTAGCAAGAAAGGAAAAACAACATGGAAGAGATCAACAGAGCAAGAGCCAAGATAACCGATGAGTCGCAGAAGATAGGCGGCGCATTGGCTATTTTTATTGAGGAGCATGTCAATAAGGCATGCACCAATAAGGAAATCGCTGCCAATGTGGAGGCGAAGAGTCTCAAAGACCTCATAAAGAAGATCGAAGACAAGGCACGCGAAAACAAGACCGGTAACGTCGGGGCTGTGTCTGATGAGGAGGTCAGAGAAATGACTGACGAGTTCTACGGTCTGAGAGCAAAGACAGACAGAGACGTTATAGACGTACTCGACCTCATATAGGAGGGCGCGTATGAAACTTGAATACATAGACGACCCGAGAACTGAACCGATCAAGATCAGATATCCGAAAGATATTGAATCGTTCATGGCAAACAGGCTGAATCAATTTGCCATCTATGACAGGTGGCGCAAGGTAGGTCACTGCACCTGCTGCAGTCACACATGGACTTATGAAGAGGTTATCAGAAAGGATGATATTGTCTACTGCCCTAAGTGTGGCCAAAGATTGAAGGCAACGCCGCACACATCTAAATGGGTAATGACAGGAACCCACTGCCTCCTCATATGGAGCTACAGGAACAATATCCGCTTCGCTACGCTGAACGCATACTACCGCTATGATAGGCAGTCTCCGGAAGAGACGAAAGACACAATGTATGTGTCAGTCACAAATGTGGGAGAGATAAAGGCGAAAGAACAGCGCAACTACATCTGGGCGTGGCAATGGAAAACAGGCAAGTGGGGCTACGAACTTGCAAAGAGCACGTACTGCGCATACAAGGGATGGGATATAGAAGTACATCCGAGCGCAGCTGCAGAACTGGCCAAGACATTCCTTGCCGAGCGGCTTCCGTCATGGACATCATACGATAGGCCGCAGGAGATGCTAAAAGCACTCTCGTTCTATGCGAGCCATCCCCAGACGGAGTATCTCGAAAAGGCAGGGCTTGAAGAAATAGTGGAGAGCAGGCTGCAGGGCATACCAACATACATATGGCCGAACTGGAGTGCCAAGAAGGTGCATACATTCCTCGGCCTGTCAGCGCAGGATGTAGATAAGCTGAGGGCCTGGGACTGCTTAGATGTATATCACATCGCAATGTATAAGCAGCTCAAAAGATACAAGAGAAATCCGAAAAAAGATCAACTGGACATGCTCGCTAAGTGGTTCAGGTATCCGCACATGTTCCATAGCCGATATAGCGAGTTTGCCGGAATGGACTACTACAAGATTGCGCTATATCTGGAGCGACAAGAAGCCAAAGGCGAGTCTTACCTCTGGGGCTTAGAAACGACATACAAAGACTACTTACGACAGCTCAGGACACTCGACTATCCAAGGGATGACTACTACCTGTATCCGAAGGATCTCACTGCTGCCCATGACAGGATATCCGAAGAGTATAGGGAGATGCGCGAAAAAGAGCGCAGAGCAGAGAACAGGCGGATAGCAAAAGAGAAAAGAGAAAAACAAAAGAAGTTCGAGAAGGACTTGCTGCCTGCACTTGAGAAGCTGGCATACACAGACGGAACATACAGCATATTCCCTCTGAGATGCTACAAGGACTTCCAGGACGAGGGTAAGCAACAGCACAACTGTGTAGCCTCATACTATGACAGGGCTATTACAGGCAAAACCAAGATATTTGTCATGAGGCTATCCGAAAAAGAGGACACATCCCTGCTGACTATAGAGCTCAGCATCGATAACAAGGATCTCCGCCAGGTGTATGCGAAAGGCAACACCATACCGGAAGACGAACTCATGGAAAAGGTTAAGTGGTGGCATAAGAATATCGTACCTAAGCAAAAGAAAGCGAGGAAAAGCGCATGATGCAGACAGACCCTATAAAGAGAGCCGAGGAACTTCTGAAAGAAGCCGAGGAACAGGAAAAGGAAGAGGCCGAGAACACACTGAAAGACCTTTACGAAGGATATAACAGAAAAGACCGCCGCAGATATGAAAGGCGTGACCGCAGAGCCAGAGGAAGAGAAAAGGCAAAGCTGAACGCCATGAAGCAGAGGAGGGGCAAGAAATGAACGAAGTAGCAACTGTTGAATACAACGTGATTAAGAATATAGAGACCATGACTCCGGAGCAGCTGCGCCTGGAGATCAACGCTCTATATCATCAGACGGAAGCGATAGGAAATATCGCAGTCATGATGATGGCCGAGACAGGCCGCATGCTCCTGGCAGCAAAGAGCAAAGTAAAACATGGAGAGTTCGAGACATGGTGTGAAGATAATCTGGACTTCTCAAAGAGCAAGGCAGAAAAAATGATGAAACTTGCCGAGAAAACAGCGGATGAAAAAAGCATCTTCTCAAATCCGTACACGTTTACGGATTTGAGCATTTCCAAGGTGTTGACGCTTATAGCAGCACCCGAGGAAGTGGCTGCAGAGGTCATTGAATCCGGAGATGCAGAGGATATGACAGTACGCGAACTGCAGGAACAGATCAAGACGCTCAAGGAAGAAAATGAGCAGATAACCGCAGCGCTTGAGGACGCCAAGAGCAAAGGCGCATCCGAAAAGGAACTGAACAGCCTCAAGAAGAAACTGGAGTATGAAAAGGGACAGAACACTCTCCTCAAGGAAAAGAGCGAGAAGGATATAGAAAAGGCTGTAGAGAAAGCCAAGAAAGAGGCTGAGAAAAACATAGAACAGGAAGTGGCCAAGGCTACAGCTGATATGGAAGAGGAACTCAAGGGCCTCCAGGCGGAGAACACGAAGCTGCAACTACAGAGCAACGAAGATCTGACAGAGTTCAGAGTCCAGACGAAGGTAATGCAGGAGTGCTGTAATGACTGCATGACCGTGATAGCGAGAGTATCTGCAAAGGATAAGGATAAGGCCAAGAAGATGGCCGAGGGACTCAAGAAGATCCTTGAGGCCAAGATCACAAACGTAGATGAACTCACGAAAGACCTATAAGGAGACATGATGCCATGGGTGAATGGAAAGGGAAAATAGTCACTTGTGACAAATGCGGAAGTGAAGTACGCAGAAAACTTATAGAACAGATGCCTGAAACGTGGAAATATCGATATGAAGTCGGATATCTGTGTCCGGATTGTAACGCAGAGTATGAATCCCTGATCAGGTCATTCATGGAAAGGAAATGAAGATGACTGCTTACGACCAAATATATAAGGCATACACAGACTCAAAGAAAAATGGTTTTTGGGACGCATGGGGCATAGTCGCAAATCCAAAAACGATATATGAACTGAAGGCGGAGTGCATGGAGCGCATAGTTGCATATGATCTGTGCATCGGAATGATAGACAGCATTTTTGGTTTGGTGCTTATCCCATGCAACGACATTGAAGACAACAGGGCATACATCGTTGACGAGCAATTAGGCAGAACCATTTTAGGGAATACAGAACGGGCTCTCGATGCTTACAAGAAATTCGAAATTCAAGTCATTCAAGAACCGAAAGGAGCAGACGATGATTGATGGGAAAGAAACAGTATTTGTATGTATAACGGACACAGATACAATCACAGTATTTGACAACGAAGAAACTGCAGTTAAATTCTGCGATTATCACTATGGGAAATCCTTTTATTATGAAGCTCCTATATATTCAAAATTTCTAATTGGCGATGAAATGAAAGGAGCAGACGATGGAAGAAATGCTGATTGATGCTTTGAGAGAAGCACCTAATAAGGACATACAGGCGTTGCTGTTACAGACATACATACAAGAGTACGGAGCATTATCGGACGCTAATGGGGAAATCGTTAGGCAGATTCTGATGGAAGGAGCAGAGGAATGACACACGAAATAAAAATACAAAAGCAATTTGTAGAAGCGGTATATCTCGGAGAAAAAACCTTTGAGGTTCGGTGCAATGACAGAGGTTATCAAAAGGGAGATTTGATTAAGTTTGAGGTAATGAATGGACAACTCAGAGATTTAACCCACCCATTGAATGACAGGACTTTTGAGATAACCTACGTGCTTGGCTCGTTTGTAGGGCTTGCACCAAACTATGTAGCATTTGCAATAAGAGATGTAACAGAACATGTGATGAAAGGAGCAGACAATGTTCTTGAAGGTGATAAGTAAAAAAGATAGACCGATGCTTATAAACGCAGATCGCATATATTGCGTAATACAAGGCAAAGGTGAAAGCATAATTATTTATGATGACAACACGAAGCTGCCGATTAAAGAGGACTTGATAGAGATATCGAGGCAAATAGCAAAGAAGAAAGGATAGAGGAATGATATACGAATTCATAGAAAGGCTGGAAGACTTCTTCAAAGCCATCATCCACCGTTTCTTCAGAGCCATGTTCTGTACATATTACGATCAAGATCGGTGCAGGAACAGGAAGCAAAAAAATATTTTGGGCACAAACGGTTTCTGTCGGTACTGGCACTGCCCGAAGAGAAGAAAAGTGATGAAAGGAGCAGACGATGAGTGATCGCACCGTAGAGATAGCCATAGCATTGATACTTGCATGGCATGAATGGGCAGAAAGGAATAGAAAATGCACGAGCTAGTAATTCGCTTGAAGAGCGGCAGAGAATTTACTGTGATATGCGAGGGGTGCTCACTCACGAGGAATGGATTCGGAGAGGTGGCTAATATCCACTTCGAAGGGCTGCAGAACATAAAGCCAATCATTATAGATCCTTCGCAGATCGAGCTGATGTATGAGGTGCTGCAGCCGGAAGCAGATAAAGCCTGCGACCGGTACGCTGTAGTAAACGACAAAGGAGACAAAGAGTACAACTGCATAGGATGGTGCAAGATGATAGAACTCGTAAACAAAGAAGACGCTCAGGGTCCTGGTGTCATGGTGATGGCCAGAGACATAAAGCAAATATGTATGCAAATAGAATATGGAGAGTGTCCATCAGAGTGCGAATGCTACGACGGCGTATACGGCGGCTGCAAGCTCGCTGGGAACGATCCCTCCGATTGGGATTTAGGAGAGCAGGAACAGTAAATGAAGGAGGAGAAAATGGAAGAAAAGAGGAACGTGCTCATAGAGTGCGAGACAAGAGGCTTTGAAGAAGCCACTCAGGAAGTCGAGACACTGGCAGAAGCGTATGACTGCTTTCCTGCCCAGGTGCAAATCAAAGGATGCAAGGATTGCACAATCAACGTCTACCCGTCACAAACAAAGTTCGTCACCATCAACGCCGATGAAGAGCGCCAGGAAGCATATGAGGATGGCTATGATGACGGATGCATGGACATGATAGATGATGAAGAGGAGGAACACAATGGCTAAAGAGACTATGGAAGGCTATTGCCCGTACTGCGGACAGATGCAGATGGTAGAAGCCACTACGGAGAAAGAAGCAAATAGTAAGGCTGCCGAGAATTGCAACTGTGACGGATCCAAGAAGGCACGCAGCGCCCGGCAGTGCGCAGACAATATAGAAGAGATCTGCGGCGCCGGAGCAAACAACTTCAACATGGAGGTATGCGATGCAGAGGTTATCGAAGCCCTCAAAGCCCTCGGCAATCTCGTAGTGTTTGATGATATCGAGTCAGCAGTTATCAGGCTGGCAGATAGCACAGTAGCGATCAAGCAGACGAAGGACGGAGTAGCCGTCGCCAGAAAAAAAGCATTGTCTGTAAAGCTGGAGGCGTAAAGCAATGAACACATCGAGAAAGGCGATACTGGCGCTGGTACTCGCGCTGATATCAATAGCACTAACAACCGTCAACATAATGCGGACGGTATATGAAAATCCGAAGCCCGAACCACATCAGATAACAGACAAATGCGAGGTAGACGGCAAGTGCTACATCGAGACCTGGATAGAAGTTACACCTGAGGAGTACATCGGGCTGGATATAGGAGATCCGTACCCGAGCGAATAACTACATATATATATGAAAGAAAACACCCGGCTTCGTGCCGGGTTAGGGCTCGATTAGAGTCTTAACTAAGCAACCATAAGAAATGAAAAAAAGAAGAAGCACATCCAACTTCATACGAGAGACATGCATTGCAGGGCCTGTTATAGATGTCACAGTCAAGTTCAGTAACAGGATACCTAAGTCCACAAGGGCACCAAAGAGCAATCCTTCAAGAGAGGCTGTTATCAAATACAACTCCAGGACTGCAGCAAAGAAACTGGCCAGACTGCTCAACGCAAACTTCTATCCGGGAGACTGGCATTGCACACTAACATATGAAGGCATAGAGCCTGAGATAGGAGAAGCCAAGAAAGAGCTGGAGAACTTCATCAGGCGCATGAAGAGGGAGTACGAGAAACAAGGATTGGAGTTCAAGTGGATAGCAGTGACAGAGTTTCATCACAAGAGAATCCATCACCACATAGTAATGTCATACATAGACGAGAGAGTTATAACAAGACAATGGAAACGAGGCCATGTGAATTTTAAGAGCCTCGACAGGAAAAGAAACTACAGGAAGCTCGCAGAGTATCTCGTAAAAGAAACGAGCAGGACAATGTGCGAGCAAGGTAGCGAGATCAAGAAGCGCTGGAGCGCAAGCCGCAATCTCGTAAGGCCGATCATCAAAAGAGAAATAGTAAATCCAAGCGCCCTTTACGAAACACCTAAGGCGCTCAAAGGATATGAGATAGATATGGAGTCGGTGCATAAGTACCAGCATCCGTTCACAGGCATAGAGCATCTTGAGTACATGATGTGCTCGACGGATCCTGTGCCGAGAATAAAGACATGGCGCAAAGGAACTATCGTGCAGAGAGATGAAACATATAGGCGAGCGAAGCAGATCCAGATAACCTGGGATGCATTCGATAGCATTGACTTGTTGTAGGAGGACAAATGGATAACAAAGAAAGACAGGCAGCCAGATACTTGAAGCGCTACGAGAAAGAAGACCGGAGAGTCAGGAGGTTGCACAACGAGTATATCAAAGATATGGAACTCATAGATGCAGTTAGATCCACGGCGAACATCGACGGACTGCCGAAAGGAAAGAGCATCAACAAAGAAACCGAAGAGCGAGCTATCCGTCTCGCAGATAAAGCGGCGGAGATAAAGATAGCATCGCTTGATGCAATACACGAACGGATCGAGATAGGAAAAATCATCTTCCGGGTACAGGACGACGATCAGCAAGACGTACTGATGGAGAGATACATCAACTACAATCAGACATGGGAACAGATCTGCGTGAAGCTGAATATGTCCTGGGGAACGGTACACAATAAGCACAAGGCAGGACTGAGAGCAGTATACGAGATACTTCAGACACAAAATTTTGTATAGTTTTGTACATAGAACCACGATATAATGTTAATGGCAGAAGCAACAGAGCTGATGCCGAATCATCTCTCATGCCGGAGAGATCCGGCGTTATGACCGGAGAAGGACGACAAGCACGGCTACCGTCATAGACTTGAATAAGGCTATAGGCATTTGACGGCTTAGTCGCTCGGGTGCAACTCCCGAGACGGTCACCAGAGGCAGACGCCTCAAAACTATAACATGTAACAAGGATCACGGAAGGACGGACAACCTCCGTCCTTTTGTGTTGCACGCGTATGAACTACAAAGGTAAACGATGGAAGAACATGAGAGAGAAGATCCTAAAGAGAGACAACTATCTCTGCCAGGCTTCACTCAGATACGGAAGAAACGTAGAAGCGGACACGGTCCATCACATCTTCCCGGTCAGCAAGTATCCGGAATACAGATGGGAACCATGGAACCTCATCAGCTTATGCGCAGCAGAGCACAATGCGATGCACATCAGAGAGACGGATGAACTCACTGACCAGGGCATAAAACTGCTCGAGCGAACAGCAAACCGAATCGGAATAATTCCTTGATCCCCCCCACCTCGGACAAATTCGAACGACCGATGG